TGGCCGAGACCGAGAGGACCCGCTTGAACCCGTTGTTGGCGGCGTTAGTGAAGCTGGTTCCGGCCGTGTCACCACCGATCCAGACCCAGTCACCAGGGATCAGGCCGAGCTCAGTGAGGTCCTTCGTGGTCGTGGTGAGCTTGGGCAGCGTCCCGGTCGCGTCGACGTCGAGGTCACCGGCGGCGAACTTGAAGCCCACGCGGGAGATCGTGCCGGTCGGACTGGCGTCGTCGACGAGGTCCTCGGTCACCTCGACCGCGTTCTCGTCCGGGGTCCCGGTGACGTTCTTCAGGCCGTTGTTGGCGGCGTTAGCGAAGCCCTTCGCCCAGAGCAGGTCACCGGCCTGGAACTGGTCCTCGGTGTCCCACAGGACGTTGAGGGTGCAACCGGTACCGGAGCCACCCGTCGTTGATACGGGGTCCGCGGGGATGGCCGTGTAGTCACCTGGGGTCGTCATCTCGACGGCCGTCACGGCGCCGCCGCTGACCTCGGTCACGGTGAACGTGGCCGCGGAGCCGAAGGTCCCGCCGCTGAGGGTGAGGACGTCGTCCTCGGCATACGTGGAGCCCCCGGCCGCCACGACCGCGGAGACGGCCGCCGCGGTGAGCTCGTACTCGTCGTTGGTCCCGTCGACGTTCGTGACGGTGTCTGAGTCGAACTCGGCCTTGGTCCTCAGGTCGGCGAACATGAAGCCCTGCAGGATGTCCTGCAGGTTCTCCTGCGTCAGGTCGGTGTTGAACCCTCCCGACGCGTCGAGGTCTGTGATGACACCCTTCTTGCGCTGCCTGTCGGCCGAGATCGGGTTCCGCGCCACGAGGGTCACACTCCCGCCGAAGTCCGCGTAGCTGTTCGGCTCGAGAGGCTTCCACGTGGGCGTGCCAGGCAGCACCTTGAAGGACGCCTCCTCCGCGTAGCGGAGTCCGGTGCTGTTAGAGTCAATCTTGTTGACGGTAGCCATTACGCGAACCTCCTTAGACGAGCTCGTCGTACTCGAAGTCGGCGAGCACGTTTACGTTGTACCATGGGCCGTCGGGCCCGACTTCCACGATCCTCACGTTCCTGAACCAGATATTGCTTGCCGTACTCGTCCCGATGTAGGCTGACCGGGCCACCTTGGCGAGGCTCCTGGCGCTGGCCAGCCCACCGCGACTGAGCGGGTAGAATACCTGTACCGTTATTATACCGCTGTTACGGAACCGGGTCACCTGGGCGTCCCCCAGGAGGGTCGCCTGCCCACCGGCCACGTGGCGTATGGTCACCCTGGCCCACGGGTCCTCACCGTCCGGCGGTCCCTGCTTACCGACGCCGTCGTACCTGACCTCAGGGATGGTGCCGTTGTTGAAAGCGCCGGCCCCGGCGTCCCACGCGGTCTTGAACGCGGCCAGCATCTCGTCGTAGGCTGTGTTGATCTCGGACGCCATCTATCGCCTCACGTGGAGCTCGTGGAGGATCTCCTGGCCGTTCGGGTTCAGTGTCCTGACCGAGACGATCGACCACCTCTCGCCGCTGGCCCTCTCGATCTGGTCCATCGAGGCGTCCGGCGTGATCGCCAGGCCTGAGGCGGCGACCAGCACGATCTGGTCACCGGCCTGTACCACGCTCCCTACCGGCCGGTCGATGCTCGCCTCGAGCCATACCGCGTCGGCGGAGTACTGTGTCTCGGTGGAGTCCTGGTTCCACGGCTCGCTCGAGTCCGGCGGCGTGTCCACCCTGCGGAATATGGTGGAGACCTCGCCGTTGCGCTCGATGAGCCTGAGCGCGGTGGCGATCGAGCTGTCGAACCTCGCCACTATGCCCTCCTTATGATCTTGCCACGCATGGCGAGGCCGGAGGCATACAGGCGCTGGTCGGCCACCGGGTAGGTCGGGAGCGGGGTCGCGCTGCCGGTGTACTCCGTCTCCTCCTCGATCGGCCCGACCTTCTCGCGCTTACGCTTGACGGACGAGCCCACTGTGGGCGTCGGGTTGAGCTCCTGCGAGAGGGCGATCAGCGCGTACTCTGCGCACGCGTCCTTGACCTCCTGTGGTATCCCGACCCGGAGGTTCTCGCTGGAGTCCTCGGCGTCGTACCGCGGCCACTGGGTTCGCTGGTCCACCGAGGCCATCTCGCCGACGAAGTTGAACCGCTGGTCCAGGTAGTCGGTGGCCCTCACGATCGCCTTCTGGATGTCCCCGGTCCCGCCTGAGTACGAGTTCCCGCGGTCGCCGTGGTAGTCCTTGAACTCCTGGGCCGTGATGTAGGCGTTGGCCCCGGCCACCGTCCCGTTGTCAGTCTGTACGCTGAAGGCCATGTCCCACCTACTTCGTGATGTCCTGGGAGAAGACGTAGGTACCCTTGGCGATCGTCCTGATGGCGGACCCGAGGTCCGTCATCTGGATGTCGTGGTAGTACGTCTCCGGGGTCTGGTCAGCCTGGAGGGCCGTCGGGGTGAACGAGACTTGGCCGGCCGGCCCGTCCTCGACGACGCCGTCTATCTGGAAGAGGTTGTTGCTGGCGTCCTCCGGGTCCGGGGACGGGTCGACCGTGAGCTTGAACTGGTACCCCGTCACGTTGATCGCGGTCCCGGTAGAGTCCTTGACGGTTATCAGGTGCGGGTACGTGTCGCCCCTGGTCCTGGTAAGGTTCAGCTCGGTGGGGGTCGCCATCAGTCAAGCTCCACGTCGTTCTCGTTGTCATCAACAGCCACCTGGAGGTCCGGGGCGACCGTCACTGAGGTCTCGAGGGTGTCGACCGACACCACGAGGTCGTCTGGGAGGTCCACTATGCGGCTCACGTTCTCCAATTCTACCACGATCGTCGTGGTCGACAGCTCGACGTCGTCGAGGTCGACGACTGCTGCCCCTGCGTCGTCCAGGCCGAGGCCGTACGCCACTATGCTCACGTCAGCCTCTCCCTCTCCTGGGCGCCGCGCCCGCGGTACTTCTGGGTCCTCGCTATGTCCTCCCAGAGCTGGGCGGCGACGAGCGGGGTGACGTCGTCGTCCGCGTAGAACGTCTGCAGCCCCGTCACCGGGTCAGTCACCGACCGGTTCCGGAGGATCCGCTCGATCAGGATCAGCCTGGCGTCCTGGGCAGCGTCGAGCCCTGAGCCCGCCGTGACCTTGATCGCGTCGAAGGCCCTGTTGAGGACCACCATGACGGTGTAGTCTCCGAGGGTCGTCACGGTCAGGGGCTCGGCCGGCTCCTCACCGGAGTACAGGTTGCCGGTGACCAGGAGCTCGTGGTCGTCCTCGTCCGGGCGGATCCTCCACCCGGACTTCAGGAAGTAGTACCCGTCGAGGTTCTTCCCGGTGGCCAGGAAGTTCCCTCCCACCGACTGGTAGAACGGGAAGTCGAACCCGAGCTCTCCGGAGGCGTTGGCCAGCCAGTCCTCCTTAAGGTCCGAGTATAGGTCGACCTGGACGTCGAGCTCGGTGACGCCGGCCTTGGCGACGATGAGCTTGTTGACCAGGTCGACAGTTACCTTAGCCGCCATTGATCGGGTCCTGACGCGTCATGCAAGGTGGGTGCAGCGCCCCGTGACCCTCGAGCTCCTCCCACCTCGCTCTCCACGCCTTGAACTCGAGGGCGGTTATGATCCACTCAGGCCAGTCCTTCGGCCGCATCCTGACGAGCCCACGGTCGACCGGGACGTGCCTGGTCTCGACGTCGAGCCTCTTGCCGGCGGGGAGCGCCAGGTCAGGGTGGAGGTCCCACGAGAAGGTGAAGTGCAGCCAGCCGTAGTTCCCTCCGACGTACGGCTGGAAGGACTCCCTCACCGCCTCTGCGATCTCGCGCTCCTTGGCGCCGAGGGAGTCTACCTTGTGGTTCACGATCATGAGGATCGCCCTCCTGACCTGTGATCTCGTCAGCAGCATCCTTCCTCCTTTACGGGTTGCTGTACACACGCTCCTTCGCGGCCTGCAGGGCGAAGGTGAGCCCGGTGGCCCTCGTTATCGTTCCCTCGAAGAGGACGTGCTGGGCCTCGTCCGTGCCGATCGCCACGATGACCACGTCCGCGTTAGCCCCCGGGGTCCGCCCACCCTGGGTGTTGCCGTCGTAGTCGAAGGTGAACGAGGTCGAGCCGCCGGACGTCGAGATATCAGCCTCGACGATGTCCTGGCCGTCAGCGTCGTCGACGTAGATGGCGCTTGGCTCCCCGAAGGACTCCCCGGTGTTGGGCACGTTCTTGAAGAACATCGCCATCCGCGCGGGGCCGCTGTCAGCGACGAGGTTCGCGTTGTAGGTGATCGTCCCGGCCGCGACGAAGGAGCTCTGCCGCTCGACGCCGTCAGGCCACGCGACGGTGGAGGAGGCGTCGAAAAAGCTCGTGTTGTTCGTGTCGTTCGCGTCGAAGTCGTCGATGATCATCCGGAGGCCCTTGGCCGTTGGTGCGACGAAAGACATCAGGAGGTCCGTCACATCGCCGCGAGAGGTCCCGGGACCGTTGTCAATGTCGGTCGCCCGGCGCATCTCGCGCTGCTCGAACTCGTAGACCTCGGCCGTGGTCGCCCCGTTCCCGAAGCATCGCCAGTAGAACGGGTACGTTATCGAGTTGATGTCACGCTTGAACGGGGTGAAGGCCGTGGCCGTCGCGGCCTCCGCGGCGTGGGTCACGAGGACGTGGACGGTGTCCACGCTGATGTCCGTCGCCGTCCTCGACCGCACGACGAAAGTCCCGTTGTTCGCCGCGTCAGAGGCGCCAGTGATCGTGACGACGTCTCCCTCCGTCACGCCGTCAGTGATCCACGAGCCAGAGGCCCGGGTGATCGTGTCGAGGGTCGGCCGCGTGTTAGCCGTGAAGGTGAGGTTCCCCGTCGCGCCGAGGGTGATGGTCTCCTTCTTGTACTGGAGGAACATCCCGGGCTCGAGGATCTCGAAGTCAACGTTGCTCTGGGTTGATCCTGGGAAGTTCTGGTCCTCCGTGTTGATGACGAGGACCGTGTCACTCGAGACCGAGACGACCTTGTAAACACCGCGGAGCGGGTCGGCTGACTCCGTTATACGCAGGATGTCACCGGTCGCGACCACGCCTGAGAACCCGCCCGTCGCACTCGTGAGCGTCCCGGTGTCCCCGTCGACGTCGATGACAGCGCCGTCGGTCCTGCCGGTGATGATGTATCGTGTCCGCGTCTCGTAGTCGAGTGACGACTCACCACTGAACGCCCCGTGCTCCTCAGTGTTAAGGGTCAGCTGGGTCGCTGAGTCGACGGACACTACGAGGAAGTAGCCGTTGTCGTTCGTCCCACCGCTGATGTAGACGACGTCGCCGGCGGCCACACCGGACACGTCGAAGTTCTCGCCCGTGGCCGTGAGCGTCCCGGTGTCCCCGTCGACGTTCGCCGTGACACCGTTCGACCCACTGTCAATCGTCGAGGTACCTGTCCACGGGGTGTTACCCTCGAGCTCGGCATCGCTCGCCGTGATGGCGGGGTCGACCGCGTGGGACAGCGGGAAGCGGTACGCGATGTTCTCCATCGTCGTGACGCCGATGTCCTCGAGGTCAGCCTGCGCATAGTACCTGGCCTTCTTCCTGAGGAAGAGCTTCATGTACGTCCGCGTGTCGTAGGCTCCGTCGACGTCGTGGACCTCGACCGCCTGGTTGACGCCACCGAGGAGGACGAAGTTGACTGGGTCCGTGTCAGCGTCCTCTGGCTGGTAGTAGACCTGGGCGTCGTCGTCGATGCCGCCGGTCTCGGGGAGGGTCATGATCCCGGCATAAGTGAACTTCTTAACACCGCTCGAGTTGACCCGGTCCCACCCGCCGGTACGCCACCTTGATCTTGTGTCGTCGGTGAAGTACCTCCAGTCCTCTTGAACCGAGCCGCCGAGCTCGAACGTCTCGCGGCCGAGGGGCTCGTAGGGGAAGGGATACTGGAAGAGGTCCCCGTCGAAGTCCTCGGTATCGTTGAGCCATTCCTCCTTGGCGAAGGAGTACCCGGCCTGCTTCGTCGCGCCGTCCGCGGCGTTCCCACCCGTGGGCTCGCGTATGTCGTACGTCAGGCCGGTCTCAGAGGTGGACTCCCACTCTGACGGGGAGGCCCCGTCGAGTGACTCCACCGTGATCTGGGTCTCTGAGGGGACCGTGTCCACCAGCCAGTGCCCGGCGTCGACACCCTCCTTGAGGCAGAGGATGTCCCCTGGAGCCACGCCCCACGTCTGGAATGAGGCGCCGGCGTCGTTGAAGGTCAGTGACGCCGCCTTGGCCCCTGTCGTCCTCTCCGGGTCAAAGGCAGCGTTTATCACCGCGCCGCACGGATACAGCGAGATCGCCCGGTGGGTCGCGCCTTGCACCTTATAGATGACCTCGTCCCTGTTGAGAAGGTCGGGATCCTTGACGATCGCCATTGTTCAGCTCCTTTTTCTGGGTTCCCTACGGATTATTATAGACCCTGTCAATCGACTGGTCGACCGGGAGGCTCGCGCTGGTGTCGCTAAGGTCGTAGAATATCCGCATGATCAGCTGGTCTGACTTCCCGATCTGTATGATGACCGGGATGTCTGTGCCCGGGTGGTTGTAGGAGTGCTGGAAGGTCGTCCCTGAGGACTCGGTGTACTCCCTGACGCTCCCGGCCTGCCCACTCACGTCGTTGTAGATGTACACCTTAGAGCCGGACTCCAGGCCGGTTATGGTGAGGGTCTTCGGGTTGTTGACCGTCGTGCTGGCCCCCGACCCGTTCCTGACCGTCGGGGACTGCCCACCGTACACGTTGATGGTGACGGCCCCGCCGGAGTCGTTGTAGAGGGCCGCGTCCGTCGTCCCGGCCGAGCCGTAGCCCGAGTAGGTGAAACCGTAGAAGTCATAGGTCCCGGTAGCGGTGATCTTGATCGCGTGCCCGGCCCCGCCGCTCGTGAACGCCAGGTCTGACCAGTTGTCAACGTCCGCCGCCGAGTCGATGAGGACCGCCCCGCCGTTCGTGTCGTAGGTCGAGTCATAGCCGGAGATCGCGCAGTTCTGGAAGTCCACGGCGCCGGGGTCGATCTGCCCGCAGTTGTTGAACGAGCAGCCCACGACGCTGTGGGAGTAGCTGGCGGAGTCCGTCGGGAACCAGATCTGGCGCTTGAGGTTGATGAAGCTCACCCCGCTGAGGTCCAGGGTGTTGATCCCGGTCGAGCTCATGTCGATCGTCCCGCCGGGGCGGGCGGAGACGATGGTCGCGTTGGCCAGCAGGAAGTGTGTCTCCTCCCCAGCGGTCACGTTGCCGAGGACGTAGATGGCGAACTTGTCGTCAGCCACGAGGCGGTCCTCGAACGTCAGGACCACCCCGCTGTCGTCGAACCAGCTGTCGCCGGTGGAGGTCGTCCCGAAGTTGAGCCGTCCCTGGCACCCGTACGACCCTGGCGTGTACTCGCGTATGACCCCGTGGGCCTTGAGGTTGCCAGTCGCCCGGTCCTCCACGCAGATCTCGGAGAAGTCCCCGCGGTCCCCGGTCGTCCCACCGGTGATCGAGATCCCTCCGGTGCCGTACCGCAGGATGTCGATGTAGCAGTTCACGCCGCCGCCGAGGGCCTTTGAAAGGGTCGTGTAGTGGGAGCCGACCTCAGAGACGGCGGTGGGGTCGAAGGAGGCGTAGCTCCCCGCGAGGGCCGCGAGGTCCCCGTTCGTGTTCACCGTGTCGAGGTAGTCCATGTCGATGAGGAAGCACTGGAACGCGACCTGCCCGTCGGCGTGCTTGAACACGTCGCGGTCGTTCCCCGCCATGTAGATGATGAGGTCGTTCGTCCCGTCGCTGAGCCACATCGCGTGTGAGCTGTTGGACGGCGTCGCCTCCTTGTAGCCGTTCTGGGTCGCGACGACCGCGGACCACACGTAGATCAGCTTGTTGCCGGCCGACGTGAAGTTCGGGCACGTCCCGTTGTAGTATATCTGCCCGGTGGTGATGTTGTAAGCATAGGCGATAGAGTAGTCCGCCTCGGCGTAGAGGGCGCTGTTCTGAGCCCCTGTGTTGAAATTCGTCGCCGCGTCGGCCTGGTCGAGGGTCGTCCGCTGGTCAGTTACCGTCACCGCCATGACTTCACCATCCTGTCATAGAGCATGGTCACGAGTACCTGGTGCGGCCAGAGGGTCCCCTTGTTGTCGAGGGTAGGCATTAGGACGACCGCGTCCTTCTCGCGAGCGTACGGTACCGGACAGAAGGGAACGGAGCCGAAAACATAGACCGCGTCATCGGGGTGCCGAAAGTATCGGAGGTCCTCTGGATCCCGGCGGTGCTGGACGGACTTCGGCTCGAGGAAGACCCTGGGTATTCCCTCGAGCTCATCGAGGATCTCCTGCAGGGTCTCCCGCTCCTGGAGGTCGAGGGCCAGCTCCCCGCACCTGATCCCGGTCACGGGCCACATCCACCACGACGAGACCCTGAACTCACGGAGCGGGAACTGCCAGAGCTCCGCCTCCTTGATGGGCGTGTTCCAGCTCAGCTCCCAGTTCCCTACGACGTGGACCATGCTACCTCCTCAGCAGACCGCCAGCGCGCGCGGCAGCCCCGTGTCCACCAGCTCGATCGTCAGCGCTGCGCCCTGGACCCCCTGGTGGGTGATCGTCTTCACGGGCTCGTCGGCCACCAGGGCCATGGGCTCGCGCGCGCCCGCGGGCGTGATGTCTATCCTGACGGTCCTGTCCCCGAGGTTGTCCGCCGCGCCGGCGACAGTAAGGACGAGCGACGAGTACGAGGCGTAGTTCACGGCCACGCCGTAGGCGTTGATCAGGGCCGCGATCCCGGAGCCCACGTCCGCGATCGTGTCGTCCGTCTGGGCGGTGTACTCGACGTCGATGACGTCCTTGCTACCGGGGGCCGCCCCGGACACCCGTACGCGCCACTTGGACCCCTCGTACTTCTGGCCGGTGGTCAGCTCGGTGACGTCCGCCTGGTTCCAGTCGACGTCGGCCGCCCACAGGGAGTTGGCGCCGGCCTTCGCGCTGTCGGCTGACACGGCCTCGACTATCATCCGCTTGGCCCCTCCGACGCGGGTCTCACCGGCGCGGATGGACGGCAGGTCAACTATGTAGAAAGGCACGGCTCCGTCTCCTGCTAGCACGTTCCCGTAGCGTGAGTACTCAGGCCGGTAGAACGCCTGGTACGGGTCGTTGTAGAGGCTCAGCATGTCCTCCGGGGTGAGCTCCCAGCCCCAGTGCATGCAGAACACTATGTCGATGTTGGCCCACGTCGTGAGGGTGTAGTCCAGCCCGCCGAGGTGGCACTCCCATCCGCCGTACTGGTTGCTGTATGAGCTGAACGAGTGGTTCGGCGCAGCTCCCTGCCCGGCGATCTCTACCCCGTCCGAGTACAGGCGGTACACGCCCCCGCCGTTCACCACGCGGGCGGTCCCGCCTACGACGTGCCACTGGTTCGCGGCGAAGGTCTTCACCGAGTACTGGCCCTGTATGCCCTCAGTCCCGGCACGCGTCTTGTACCACAGCTGGTTGCCGGACGTGAAGTGGAACTCGAGCTTGGAGGTGGTGATCCCGGAGAGCCCGGCGTTCAGGATGTTGGTGAGCTGACTCGCGGTACGCGGCCTGACGATGGCGAAGGTCGAGACCGCGGTGAGGCCCTCCCAGAACTTGCCCCAGTCGTTCCTGAACTCGCCGTAGTTCCCGGTGGGGAAGTAGACGCCCTGACCCCACGGCGAGTCCACCGTCCGCATCTCGTCCTCTGAACCAAAAATCTCCGACACGTGGCACGAGTACGGGCCGGCGTCGCGGATGTACTCAGGGTAGTTCTCCGTCGTACCGGCGCCGATCGCGCGAAGCCCGCCGTCGTCGTTGATGAGCCACGCCCCGAGGACCCCGCGGCCGAACTTGCTCCTGGGGTCCAGCATCGCGAGCTGGGGCTTCAGTGGCGAGTACCGCTGGATCGGGTGGGGCATCGGCTACGCTCCCAGGTTGACGCCGTCCTTGCGCACCCACGCGTCCACGGTGATCGTGTCGGTAGTCCCGGTCCGCACCACCCCGATCCTGAACTTCCTGCACCCGGACACCGGGAAGCTCCGGTAGGCCGGGTCCTGCGTGTTCATGAGGACGAGGGTGGCGGTCGACTGGTTGTCCCAGGTCTCGCTGGTGTCGTCCAGCGACATGTACACGGTCACCTTGAGGTTGTCGGTGGGCGTGCCGGGGAAGTCCGCCTTGACCTGCACGTCGGCGAGCTCCCCTGGGTTCAGCGACACGGCCGAGGAGTAGACCTCGGTGCCGGCCACCGACTGCGCCGTTATGATCTGCGTCTTGCTGTCCCAGGCCATGTCTGCTCCTTACACGTTCCGGTCGAGTCCCCAGAAGTTCAGCTGCTCCTGGACCTTGTTCGGGATGGTTACGCTGAGCGCGGTCCACCTGGCGTCTATCGTCGTCGCCTTCTGACCGTCAGTGGCGTTGCCGTCGAGTGCCACGGACTCGACCCTCTCCACCATCGTGCCGGCCTGCACCTGGGCGAACTCCGTCGGGTTCCCGGTCTCGAGCCACGGCACCTCGGACTGGATCGCCCCGCCGACCTCCGCCTCCTTGTACTCCTTGTACGCGTCGGCCCAGGTCTTCGAGGCGAAGTTCGTCCCGGACGGCGTCGGGACGTGGAACGCCACGACCGCCGAGTCCTTGGACGAGTTGAGCACGTGGTAGTTGGCCATTACCCGACCCCCTTGTCGTGTCCCTTGATCATGCCCATGATGCCCACCGGCACCATGCTCGTGCCCACGCCGAGGCGCCTGGGCTGGCGCCAGCGGGCCGCGTTCTGCGCCCCGCGCCGCATCCGTCGGCTCATCCCGACCATCTTCCTGGACCGGTCAGCGAGTCTCATGGTTCACCTCACGGAGTTGTTGTACACGCGCGGGCCGACGTTCCCCATCTGGGTGCTCGCCCCGTACACTGGGGCCGGGGTCTTCGAGGTCTTCCCTGACGGGTTGACCTGGCGACTCCTGGCCACGATCTTGTCAGCTCTCTTCCTTGTCGTCATGGTTATCCTCTCGGGTCATACGTCCTGACGTTGATGATCGCCCCGTTGGTGTCGGTGCTGCCGCCGGTCGCGCCGACCCTGAACCTCGGGACGTCCTTGACGATGAACGTCTTGAGGAGCGGCGCGGCCTGGTTGGTGAGGGTCGCGCTGTCGATCGGGTCGCCGTCCCAGTCGTCGCCCTCCCAGTCACCGTTGATCCCGCCGCCGGTGCCGGTGCCGCCGGTCGTCTGGATCACGTCGGCCGGCGTCTCGCTGTAGTCACCTTCCTCGACGAGCTCGATGCCGGAGATCTGGCCGCTGGACACGTTGGTGACCCTGACGGTGGCGGCGGTCCTGAAGACCCCTCCCACCATCGTCAGGATGTCCCCGATCGCGTACCCTGACCCGACCGCGCCGACTGAGATCCCTGTCCCTGAGTACGTCCTCGGGTCCAGGTTGCTGTAGATGGCGATGTCGGTGTCGTCGGTCGTCCCGCCGAACGAGGCACGGACCTGGACGACGGCGATCTTCCCGGCTCCGCAGTCAACGTCGGCCGAGAACTTCTCGGTCGCCGTCAGGGTCGCGCTCATGATCGTTTCTTTCGGTGACCATGCCATGTCTTACCTCTTCTTTTTCTTGGTGGCGGACACGTAGTCCTTACCCTGTTTCGGGGACCAGTTGGTCCTCATGACCGTGGGGCCCTTCTGTCCGTCCCCGTCGGCTCGAACCCCAGCGTTCCCTTCTTCGGCTTCAGCATCTGCCTTGCCGTCATCTGCTTCTTTCTCGGGAGGCCGCCCAGCCTTGTGAACGTCGCCGTGAACGTCCTGAACCTTCCCTTTCTCTTTCTCGGGGTGAACCTGACGCTGGCCATCGTCTATCTCCACTTGGTAGCTGCGGCTCAGGTATCGGAACAGCCCCTCGAACTCGGTGAGCGGCATCTCGACCTCGGCCACGCCGTTGACGAACTGCACGTTGGCCAGGGTCACACTCCGTCCCTTGAGAGCCCTGGTGAGAACGAGTCTCTTCTTCGTTACCACATCTTCCTCCTGTGAAAAAAGGATGAGGGGCCCGCGTGGGCCCCTCGTCAGTTGCGTCAGATCGAGGCGAGGATGGCCGGTATGGCGGTCTCGTCCTCGAGGACGACGGTGATGGCCGCGGCGGCGACTCCACCGTCGGTCACTGTGCCGATGAGGTCACTCAGGGCCCCGTCGGCGCCAGGCAGCTTCGCGCTGACGTCGATCGAGTGGTCACCGATCCCGTCCGCGACGGCGGCGACCGTCAGCGTGTTGGTCCCTGAGTCGTACGACGCCCTCAGGCCGTCCCCTGACCATGCCTGCCCACCGAGCGGCACGGTCGTGGAGGTACCACCGTCGATGACCGCGCGGATGAAGTAGAACGGCCCCTGGGAGTTGATCGTCGTGGCTGCCCAGTCCGTGGGCTGGGTGAAGACGACGTCGTTCCGGCCGGAGTTCTTGAAGTCCCCGGTGTCGTCCGTGACGTCGGACAGGTCCTCCCAGCTGTCGCCGTCCCAGTACTGCCACGTGAGCGTGTACGTTCCCACGCCGGCCGTGGTCACGTTGAACATCACGCGGGTGAACTGGTTGGTCATGCCGATGAGGTACGCGTCCCCAGTCGCCGGGGTCGCCGGGAAGAGGGTCATGTCGTCGGCCGTGGCCTCGTTGGCCTCGGTCGTCTCGTCGGTGTAGGCTCCACCGTCGTCCGCGATCGCGGCCTCGACGGCCGCGCCGCTGAGCAGGTTGGCGAGTGCCGCGCCGATCAGGTCGACGGTGTCAGACGAGGCTCCGGTGTACGTGACGTCCAGGATGTCCGGTGAACCCGCCACCAGCGGATCACCTGAGACCTTGACGTTATACACGAAGCCCTCGTAGTCGCTGGCGACGCCGGCCGCGATCGCGGTCGCGGTGGCGCCGGTCCAGTCGGTGTCGCCCTGGTCTTGTGCCGAGGCGACACGCTTGGCAGCGGCCTCAGAGTCGGCCTCGATGACGCGAGCCTTCACGCCGTCGATCCGGCTCGTGCCACCGCGCGTGGGAAGCTGGAGCAGGTAGAGTGCCATCGTTTTCTCCTAGGAGGTTGTCTGCTTAAGAAAAACGGCGGAGGCTCACCCTGTCTCGATGAGTCTCCGCCGTCAACCAGATCACGCTTAGTTGGTGATCCCGTCTGCGCAGGCGAGCCCCAGCTCGGAGAACAGGGCCAGGCCACAGTACCACACCACGCGGGTGAGCGACTCGTCCTTCGTCTCGGACTCGCCGATCTCCTTGACCGTGATGCCTGCGTCGTTGGCCGACGTGAGACCGGCGATCCCGTACTGCCGGCTGCCCTCGTCGAGCGTCCCGGCGAAGATCGTGGTCTGGTCAGTCCCGCCACCCTTCACCTGGTTGACGGGAATGTAGTCGTTCTGGAAGATGGGGACACCGCGGTACCCGGGGACCTGCGCGCCCGTGGGCAGCGTGACGGTCTCGTTGATGCTCGCCCCACCGAGCCCACGGAGGAGCTCGAAGTAGCTGTTGAGCGTCCGGACGTTCATCGTGATGAAGTCCACGACACCGTCCTTGTCCTTGACGAGGGCCAGGAGGTCGTCCATCCAGCGGAAGGACAGCGGCCCGCCGTTCGTCCCGGTCGCCACCTTCTGGCCGGAGGCGCACAGGTTGATGAGGCCGTTGAACTGGTCGTTGGAGCCGGTGCCGTTGATCAGCATGTGCTGGTACACGCGGCCGGCGTGCTTCGCCTTCGAGGCGACCTGGACTGCCTTCTGGTCGTTGCCGTCACCGGAGCGCGTGCTCTGGATCAGGTTGTCGACCTCGGCCTGGCCGATGATGCGGGTGAGGGTCGAGGTGACCTGGGTGAAGGTCGCCGCGGCCGTGCCGTCGGTGCCGGAGGTGATGGGGTTGGCGGAACCGCTGGAGATCGTGGTCCCGACCGTTCCGAGGACCACCTCACCGAGCGCGTTCTCACGGTTGTAGGCCAGCGCGTTGCCCTCGATCCCGTCGAAGGGCAGGACGTCGAACATCTTGTTGACCGTGACCACGCTCTCGATCACGCCGGCCACGAGCTCGTCTTGCGCGAGCTTTGCGGACTCTACGAGGGTGACAGAAGCCATTGTTTGCTCCTAAGGTTACGGGTTGAAGAAACTGTCCTCCGGCCCCGCCTCGGATCACCCTGTGGCGTGCTACGGGATCACCCCGCGCCGGGTGCCAATCAGTGGTCGATTGTACCGCAGCGCGGGGCGGTCCCTCTGAATCTCACCCGCGGCGGGCAAAGCCCGACCTGATCTTGTCGAGCGAGGTCTTCTCGGTGGCGGCCTGGCCGGCGCGGACCAGCTTCGACGAGCTGCCCGGCGTCTTGCCGGTGCCGGAGGGGGTGTCGGACTTGAACAGCACTCCGAACTCCTCGGAGGACCGCATCTCCTTGACGAGCTCCTTGACCGTCATGTGGGTCCCGGTGGTGGGGGAGAACCGCGGGCCGTTGTCGTCGACGACGCGGACCACGAACTTGCCCTCCTCCTCGCCGGGCTTGACGCGCTCGCGGATGAAGGGGAGGAGGAGCTTGGGGTTCACCGCCTGATCCCCGATCTCCTGGAGGGCCTCGTTGTCCACCATGATCGTGTAGAGCTGGTCCTGGAGGGCCTTGGTCCGGACCTCGAGGGCCTTCAGCTCGCCGGCGTGCTTCTTCCCAAGGGCCTCCTTGACCTTGTCGACCTCGGCCTTCGCCTCCTCGCCGCCCTTGAGCTGCTTCTGGAGCTCCTCGAGCTTCCCGGTGACGGTGGTGGCGATCGTCTCGACGTCCTCACCGTACTCCGACAGAGGAGACAGGTCGACCACGCTGCCCTTGTTGGCCTTCGCCTCTGCCCGCGCCGCCTTCAGGGCGCTGTTGAGCCGAGGGATCACCGCCAGGGCCGTGGCCACGCCTGGGTCGTCGTGGGCGATCTTGTAGCCACCACCCTCCTGCTGCTTGTACAGGCCCCTGAAGTCCTCGGGGACCTTGTCGAGCGTGTCGACGGTCTGGAACTGGCTGAAGTCGAACTCCATCGCATGTCTCCTTTCGGTGAATCACTCACCGGCCAGGGGATCACCCCGCCGGCATCCCTAATTGCGAAAAAGTACTATACTTTTTCGCGAACCCCTGTAACGAAAACAGGGGTCTTCTTGTTACTGGCTCCGGGGGCAGGACTCGAACCCGCGCGCGGACGGTTAACAGCCGCCAGCTCTACCAACTGAGCTACCCCGGAAACGGCCCGGGACGGGAACACCCGCACCTCCTGGGTACAATCCAGGGCTCTCCTCGAGGACTTTAAGCTACCCGGGCTCATCTGCGGTTGATCGCTCGCGCCTGCGCGCTCGCGCGGGAGCGCGTACGGTGTCCCCCGCCGTCGACCGCGGTCCCGGCCTTGTTCTTCACGACCTTGCCGGTGCGCGCCTCGACGACGCGGTACTTCCTCCCGCGCTTCACTACTTTCGCCGGCATACTCTCTGCCTCACGCTCTGGCGCCGACGGGCCTTGACCTTGTCGTGGTGGGCCCGCTTCTCGTCGCGGGACACGTAGTCCCAGTACATCTCGGACCCGCCGCCGTGCGCCGGGCCCTTCGGGAAGCCTCTCGTGTTGTACTGCATCTCGTCCTCCTAGCTAAGGAACTCGCTCGGGTCCAGGCCGGCCTCCATGAAGGCCGTGGGCTCGGACCGCGCTAGCTGCGACAGGGTGAGCTCGTTGCCGGCCCTGTCCGTGAACTGGTCTATTCTAACGCCCCCGCGCCTGAACAGGGCTCCCTTGGTCCTCCCGAGCACCTGGTCCTGGAACGCGGCCGGCTGCCGGGAGAGCCACTGCTGGTACGAGGTCTTGGCCGGGACCCTCCCGATGTTACGGTCCACCCACTCCTGGCGCACGTCCTTGACTGACCTGCCGGTGCGGCGGGCCTCCCGGCGGAAGTCCAGCTGCCGCCTCTGCCCGGTCCGCGTGTCCCTGACGTACGGGCGCTCGGACGCCACGAACTGGTCACCGAAGATCGCCACCATGACCGACCGGCAGCCCACGTGCGCTGGCGGGCGGGCGTCCGGGGGCAGGAGCGGGTCCGCGTCCGGCGGGAGAGGGTTCGCCCCGACCGGGGCTACCTTCCCGTCGCGGCCTGAGCAGATGAGGGTCGTCCTCCCGTCCAGTGTGGCCACCCACATCTCGCCGGTTATGATGTCGCTGTTGGCCTCGTGGACGAGCTGCCGGGCCTGGTTGCTGGTGTGGTTGACGGCGGTCCTGACCACGGCCTCGGCGTTCCTCCTGGTGATCGAGAGGACCCCGTCCCGGAACCGGTTCGCCCTGGTCCCGGCCAGGCGCTGGACCATGGTGGGGACAGACTCCCCCTGGACCACGCCGAGCCTGATCGCCTGCTCGAGGCGCCGGCGGTCAGCCATCTGCAGGGACTGGTGCCACTCGCGGAGGAGCCTACCCTCGAAGGGCTTCGCCGAGATCGCCGACCTCAGCTGGTTCAGGTCGACCGAGGCGAAGGACACCTCGACCGGGATCGCGGTCTCGATGATCTTGAGCTCGGCGTCGGCCTCGACCCTGGCGAACTTGGGGAGGTCGCTGTTGAGCTCGGCCCTGAACCGCCGCATCAGGAGGTCCCTGTCCTCCCTGACTGACTTGAGCAGGGCCTTGAACCTCTTCGTCCTGAACGTCCCGACTTTGCCGACGCGCCGGCGGATCTTCGCCACGAGCTCACGGTCGGCCTCCTCGAGGAGTGCCAGCATCCGCTTGACCTCGCCGGTCTGGAACCGCCGGACCTGGACGGCCCGCCTCAGGGCCGCGTCGAAGTAGACCTCGTTCGCCGTTGGCATCAGTCTTCCTTGTCCGGGATCGCGGCCGGGATGATCGCGTCTGAGCCCACGGTCCGGATCACGCTGTGGAGCGCGCAGTCAGTGAGGCGGCCCTTGAGGACCTGGACGCCGTACGGGCGGAGGAGACGCCGGGCTCGCTTCTCGATGTCGTTGCTCATGGTGCCGTCGGCCAGGTCGTCCCTGATCTCCTTCCAGGTCCTGGTCCCGACCTCGACTATCGCCGCCGCCCCACCGACCTCGGTGACGGTGTCGTCCACGTCCCACGACATGCCGAGGGCCTTCACCACGTCCACTATCTTGGCGACGAGCACCACTGACACGAGCACCGTCTTCCCGTCCTTGGTGGTCAGCGACTGCGGAGGTATGTTGAAGCTCTGCCGCGCCGTCGGGACGATCACGCACTCGGTCACCGCCGGCCAGTACCAGAAGATCCCAGGCTTGATGGGGAGGATCTTGTGGCCGCGCACGAACTTCACGCCGCCGTGCGTCGCCCGGCAGATGTCCCACCGCGGGATGAGCGCGGCGAACCACGCGACCAGGTCACCGATCCAGCTGAAGGCAGCCTCCATCCTACTCCTCCTCGTCGTCCATGTCCTCTTCGGCCTCCTCGTCTATGTCGCCGGTCTGGGCCGCGCCGCCCATGAACGCAGACTCCTCGGCCTCGAGTCGCCGGTCGTTCTCCTCCTGGTCGAACTCGTCCCGGAGGGCACCACGCCGCTTGAGCTCCTCGAGGTAGTCCTCGCGGCTGAGGTCCCTGGCCCTGCGCGCGTTGCCGAGCTCCTGGAGGTCGCCCTGGACGATGTCCTCAGGTCCGAAGTCTGAGGCCACGTTGATAGTACCGGCGTCCTCGATCTTCAGCCACTTGGCGGTGATCACCAGGGCCTGGTTCACTGCGTCCTCGAAGCGCACGGCCGCGTCCTGCAGCGGGCTCGTCGCCTCTGCCGAGTCGAGGGCCCTGGCCGTGGCCGTCATGTTGCCGGGTCGCTTCCGAAGGTACTCGGCCCCGTAGCTGGCCATCTGCTCCTCGAGGTCGAGGAGGTCCTGCCGGCCGGCCGCGATCGACCGCCCGCTGTGCTCGACGTAGTAGAACTTGCCGTCCGGGTTGGTCGTGGACAGCATGCGGTTGGGGCCCACCTCGACCGTGGCCTCCTCGTCCGCGATGCCGGACCCGGCGAGCAGCGGGAACCTGGTCACGGTCAAGATGTTCCGCTGGTCGCTTGACCCCTGCCAGTGAGATATGTTGAGGTCAGCGAGGTCGTTCAGCGGGGGCTTCCCGTACATGAGGTCCTGGCGGTCAGCGTAGAACGTGACGATCGGGATGCGGTCTATCTCGAGCATGGTCGGGACGACCTCGGGCTCCCACTTGTCCTTCTTCGCCTGGCGCCACAGCGACCAGAACACCCTCGGCACGAGGCTGGACTCGTCACCCTCTCGCTCGGGAACGAGGGCCAGGTCGAACACGCGGATGCGGTGGGTGACCACCTCGGCGAACCCGTCCCGGTCGATCTCCTCCTCGAGGATCCTGACGTGGGTGAGGATCTCCTGGCCCTCCACCATGGTGCCGGTCGCGAAGATCAGGTTCTCCGGCTTGATCAGAGTCCAGTACGGGCGGACGTTCTCGCGGAGGTCGTCGGCGACGGTCCGCCGGTCCTTGTCCACGACCGGCATCTCGACCATGACGTGGCAGAACGCCTTGGCCAGCCCCTCCTTGAACCAGTTCCTGCCGAAGGTCGTCAGGCTGTTGCCCTGGAGGTCGATGTCCTCGAGCAGGTCCTTGACGAGCTCCGGCACGTCGTCGTTGGGCATGATCGGGTCACTGAACGGGCGACCGACCCAGGACTCAAGGGTCAGGCTGGTCAGGTTGTAGAGGGTGGACGTCTTGAGGCGGTCGTTGTACGCCTTCGACTTCTCGTTCTGGTGCTTCGGGAGGTACTCCTCCCCAGCGGCCCTCATCGCAGTAGTACCGCCCAGGACGGTCTCGATCTTCTTCCACGACGGGAGCATCGCCTGGTAAGCGATCGAGGTGGTGGACGGGTCCTTCTTTGCCTTGTCGTCGCTCATTTGTGGCTCCTTCCCCTACGATTCTACCTCAAAAGCCTTTGCTGCTCGCCACGTGGACCCTCTGGCGCAGTCGATACCTGACCTCGTCGGCCACGTGGTCCTCAGAGTCCGTGTCGACGTCGTCCAGGTCCTTCTCCTTCCTGGGCAGCACAGGGATCGTCCTGATGAACTGGTCGCAGCGCCTGCACACGAAGAGGCCCGGGAACTCGCGCGCCCCCTCCTCACCGGGGACCGACCCGGAGAGGTACTTGCGGAAGATCTCCCAGCCTTGCTTCCGGCTGCCGGGGCCCTTGTCGACGGGGACCCACCTGACGCCGACCTTCCGCATCTCGCCGGCCACGGACTTCCCGGGCTCGTAGTCGTCGAAGATCGAGCTGTCGGCCGGCCCGGTCTTGACGTTCCCCCAGATGCCCCACTCCTGCTCCCGCTCCTTGATCCCGACCGCGATCTCCCGGGAGAGCATGCGCAGGCCCTCGTTGGGGCTCCCGTTCCACCCGTACCACTCGGCGAACCGGAGAAGGTCCCCCGGCACCGCGCCCACGACGCGGCCGTTCACCTCGATGGGCTCCCCGTTGGACTCAGCCCACCAGCCGACCGAGAACGGGGCGGACTGCCCGTGGTCGTAGGAGCGGTTGATCTTCCACCCGGTGTTGAGGAGGCCGGCGACCTCGAAGTCTCCGATGATGTGCACGGTCGGGTTCCAGACGTCGTCGAACATGCCGCCGGCGACGATGTCCCAGTCCCCAGACTCCCACGCCGCCTTCGCGGCGGAGTTGGGGGCGGACGCCAGGACCTTCCTCTGGTAGTCAGGGTCCGCGGCCAGGAGCCGCACGTTCTCGTCCAGCATCGAGCGGATCGCCACGCGCGGCGGGTCGTCATCGTTCCTGACCACGCGCCCCACCGGCGAGCCCGGTGGGACAGGGAGCTTGAACCGCGCCTTCACCCAGTTGTGCCCAGGCCCGTAGGGGTTGGTCGTGGCCCTGTACTTCCTCGGCATCTTTGGATGAGTCGACCTGGAGCAGGACATCATGATCTTGTAGCACTTGTCGTCCGGCCAGGTGGTGATCTCCTCGAACCCTATCCACGGGTACTCGTGGCCGTGGTAGTTCCAGTAGTCAGCCTCACGCTGGAGGTAGGACAGGCGGAGGGTCTCGCCCGCCGGCCACGTCCACGTCATCTCGGTCTGGTTGAAGGTGGCAGACGGGAAGATCCGCGGGAACCACTTGCGCGTCTTGGCCACCACGTCCCGGAGCTGCGGGAAGGTCTGCCTGAAGAGGATCCCGCGCCAGTCCGCGCCGAACCCCTGACCGACGTGCTGGGCGAAGTCCATGATCAGGGCGTCGGTCTTCCCTCCCCCGCGGTTCCCCTCGAGCACGGCCTCGAAGATCGGGCACTCGAGGAAGGCCCGCTGCCCTCCGGCGTTGGGGACCCACGCTATCTCAGAAGGTGCTGACACGCCAGGACTCGTCACGGGTGAGACGCTCCCCCTCCACGGTGAACACGTGGGAGTCGAGGCCGACCAGGGACTGGGTGACCTCCACCTCGACGCGCTGCCCGGCGGAGAGCTTGACCGGCGGCGCCGGCTCCCACACCACCTGGAGGACGCCCGTGGACGGCGTGGTCACGCGGGAGCCGAGCCGCAGCCATCCCCTCGTCTCGAGGACCTCCTCGACCACGACGCCGGCCACGCGGAGGACGACCGGCGTGGCCAGGGTCTCGTTCCCGTATCTCCCTACCCATGTCACCTTCCCGTCAGTCAGGACGCAGGTCAGGCGGTGGAGGACGAAGTCCTCCGTCGGCGGCACCTCGTGGTAGTACACGCCGACAGGCCGCGCGTCCGAGGACCCGGAGGGGTCTCGGAGTCTCAGCAACATACATCTATGCCTTCCTCCCCCGCCTCCCTGTAGAGGAGGGTCTCTATCCTGTCAGCCATGGCCAGCGCCTCGCCAGAGTGGCCCTCCTCGTACTTCCGCACGCTCTTGAGCTCCTTGGCCAGGGCCCACAGCACGTGGTGGGCGGCCGGCCCGCGCTGGTGGAGCTCGAGCTCCTCGCGCTCGTCCGGTAGCTCGAACTTGAGGGTGACGATCACTTGCCGAGGATCCTCTTCTTCAGGGCCTTCACGTACCCGGCCGGCTTGCTGGAGAGCCACTTCCTGACGAGGCTCTCGTCCTCGCCGCGGAGGGACCTCACGGTGGCGGCGACGTCAAAGGACCGGCGCTCCGGCCGCGGCGTCTCGTTCCACGCTCGCTTCAGCCTCCTCCATCCCCTCGGGAGGAGCTTGATCCTCGTCTCCTCCATCGCCCGCCTCAGCGCCTTCGCCCTGCTTCCACTCATCGCTGACCTCCTCTACGTCACTAAGGAACCGCCTGATCGCGTCGATCCGCACCGCGTACCCGACGCCCTGCATCAGATGACCATTGAGCCCCCTGGCCCTGGCCTGTATCCCGATCAGCTCCAGCCTCTCGTTGAGGATCGCCCCGCCGCTCGACCCGTAGAAGGCCCCGTTGCCCACCCACGCGATGAACGGCCCGTGGGGGCCGAGCTTCCTCTTGACCGATCCCACGTACCCCCGGAACGGCAGCGGCCGGCAGCCGCCAGGGCAGCCGACCATCCACACCTTGTCCAGGGGCTCCGGCATCTGGCCCGGCCTGACCGCAGGCGCCCGCCAGCGGACGCGGAGCAGCGCGAGGTCAGACTCCGGGTCCAGCTTCACCACCTCGGCCGGCCCGCCGACCCTGACCTCGTCGTCGCCGCTCTCGACGGTGAGGTCAAGGCCGCGGCGGCGGACGCTGGCCACCACGTGGTTGCAGGTCAGCACGAGGCTGCCCTCCTTCCCGGACTGGATCACGACGCCTGAGGCGCCGTCAGAGACCTGGCAGGCAGGCCCCATGATCCTCTCGTACTCCCCGGACGAACACGACATCGACAGAAGGACGAGCATCATGAGGCAGCGTTGCATTGGGGCCTCCTTTCGCCTCAATTATACGGTGAAGACCCGCTCGAAGGTCTCGACAGCCCTCCTGACCATCGCCACGTTCTCGAACTCGTTGAGGAAGCGAGACCGCCCCGACGGGTGCGGGAGCACGATCGTGGGCTGAGGGGTGAGGGCGAACGTGCCGAAGGGGCAGCGGCCGAGGCCGAAGGCCGCGGCCACCCTCCGCCCCATGAGGGCGAGGCGGTGTCCCTCCGCCTGAGCCCAACCGCTGACGAGGACGGCGCCGGCCTTGGCGGCCTTCGGGTCCCACGGGCCTGGCGGGAGGAGGTTGACGCACCTGCCCGGCCGCAGGCGCATCCACACGCCCATGCGCCGGCGAGAGGCGCAGCCCTCCGGGAATGCCGGCTCGTTGAGCATGGCGTCGAGTGGGTCGCGGCGCCACTCGAGGTTGGACCGCAGGGCCCCCTCCACGTCCCGGGGGTTGAGCTGCTCACCCACCGCCACTAGCATGACTCGAGGAACTCCCTGACCACCCGGTTGAGCTCGCTCCGGTCACAGACCGTCCCCCAGTGGGTGTCCCCGTAGTGGAAGCGGACGATGACCTTGTGGTCCTGCTTGATCCGGAGCTCGAGGGTACGCGTGTCGTCCCGGGCAAGCCACCCGTTGACCAGGAGCATGGTGCCAGACTCGAGCCAGATCATGATCGCACCTGGTCCACCAGCCAGTCCCGGAGGAAGCGGGCCGTCTCCTCGTGGAGGATCAGCGTGACCATTGGCACCGAGCCGCTGGCGTTGATGGCGTAGACGACGAGGGATGCGTGCTCGTCGGTGGTAAGGACGAGCTCCCGGCCGCGAGGGTCCTTCACGGAGCACACAGGGCCGTAGGTCGTGGGCGGAGGTGACTGGCCGTGGTCGCCGTCGAGCTTCCGCGCGAGGTGTGGACACTTGATCGACACCCACGCCGGCACCTTCTCCCCTCGGCAGTGCGCCTCGATCGCCCGCTGGAGGGCGACCGAGTAGTTGGTCTGGCCCTCGAGCATCTCCGTGAGTCGCTTGACCTTCTCCTCAAGTTCCCTGATACGCCACAGCGCGTCGTCAGACATCATCGTTTCCTCCCGTAGTAGAAGAGCAGGCAGACCCACACCGCGTTGGCGGCGGCGACGAGGCCGGCCGCGGCCGTCGACCACCACTGGCCGAGGTGCGGGTAGTAGAAGAGGTTCCAGATCCCCCACGCGAGGAAGAACGAGACGCCCACGGGGCTCACGCCCTTGACCGCCCTGTCCTTCCACACGCGGAGTATCGACATCCCGACGAAGATCGTAGCAGAGGCCTCGAAGCAGCCGTTGACGAAGTCCATCAGCGGAAGAGCCTGCAGCCTGACGGTCGCTCGGGCGGGGTCCAGTCCTTCGTGATCTCGAGGGTCTCGGACCACTCGGACGGGGTGAGGGAGAGGGAGAACGCCCGCGCCCTGGCGTAGTACGTCCCGTCGGGCAGGCCGACGAAGTAGTCGTACAGCGTCGCGACCGGGGCCTGGCCGGCCGGGATGACCTCCTCCACCAGGTCGTCAATCAGGACGTTGGCGAAGGCTGGGTCGTCGCTGACCTGCACCTGGAAGCCACCGAGGTCCCTGGCGTAGGCGTCGCAGGTGACGCCGACCGTCGGCGTGTTCCAGAGGACGTCCCCCTGGAGGGGGACCACCAGGCAGACGAAGACTGCGGCGAGAAGAACGCGTTTCAGCATGCAACCTCCTTGAGAAACTGTTACCCAACTACCAATTCACTTACAATTGGTAGTTCACCCTAAGAAACGGTTACCATCTTACCGTGGGCCGGCCCTCTTGTCCACCCACTCCTCGAGGGGCTCCCGGGACTTGATCCAGTCCACGACGGTGCCCAGGACCCTCGGCCGGCGGGAGGACCAGCGCCGGCGGGACCCGGGCTCGAAGCCCACGAACAGGCCGGCGAGGTCGTCCACCACTATCCCGGGCCTCCCCCGCTCGTCCAGGGCAACGCTACCCCTCGGACTCCCCACCGTGCCTCTCCAGCCACTCCTCCAGGGTCTTCTGGGGGTCGCCGACCAGGAGGACTCCGCCGTTGACGTTGTGGTCCAGGGTCGCCCGGTCCCGGTACTCCGGCATGTGCCTCTTGAGGAGGGTCAGGAGGAGCTGGGTGTCGAACTTCCGCTTGGTCCCCACCATGGTCCCCTGCTGGAAGACCGGCTCGTCCCAGCCGTCCCGGGCGCGCTCGACCGCCGCCCACTCGAGGCTCTCGCGGAAGACGCGCATGGCGTCGTCACACTGGCGGTCGAACTTCTCGTCCTTCCGACGGTGCCTGAGGAACGTCTCGTAGTCGTATCCCGTCCCGTCGGCGGACTTTACCTTGAGGCCGGTCCTGGCCAGGTTCTGGATGTACAGTCGCTTCGCGTCTTGGGTCATGCCACCATTATACCACGCCGCCGGCCTCTCCTCGCACCGGCCTGTTCCCACCTTGTTCCCACCTTGAAAAGCGAAGGTGGGAACAGTTAAGTCGGGACACCAGGCCAACTTCCGTGGCCTGTTCCCACCTTTCCCACCTTTTCGCCCAACTTCGCTCGAGAGGATCTCCCGGCCGTAGGGGGCTATATATTCTCTCTGACTCTCTTTTAGGTAGGAAAGGTAGGAACTTTATGATAGCTTTGTCCTAAGTCCTTCTGCCAGCGGCCTTGGGCTGTTCCCACCTTTATGCTCCGAAGGTGGGAACAAGGTAGGAACAGGTGGGAACTACTCGTGGTGCCCGAGCCCGGGACCGTCGACCCTCCACCTCCTCCCCCGGTTGACCGCCATCTTCGCGTCCGTCTCCCGGGCCAGCGACACCCCGCACGCGTCCGCCAGGCCGTAGAGCACCACCTGGACGTCCGCCAGCTCGGGGCCCACGCCGTCCGGCGCCTCCCCCTCCGCCCCGTAGGCCTTGAGCCAGTCGGCGGCCTCCGCCAGGGCGTCCGCGGCCCGGTCCGGCCCGGACATCCTGGCCAGCTCGGCGAGCTCCTCGACCAGCCGCCCCAGGACCTTGCCCCAGGGCCCCCGGCCGAAGGTCTCGTTCCGCCAGGCCGCCACCGACGCCTGGTCCTCGTGGGTCATCTTCTCGGCCAGGAGGTCGTAGACCAAGTCCGGCCGGCCGAGCCCCTCCCGGGTGTCCCGCTCCTTGATTGGCTGGTCCTTGGGATTCATAGCTCGTCTCCCCATGAGTCCCACCCCTCCGCGGTCTCCCGCGCGAAGAGCTCGATCCTGCTAACGTCACCGAACAGGGCCACGATCCGTTCGCGTACCTCGCCTGGCTTCTGGCTGTGCTTGCGGCGTCTCGCCATGACCACCGACGACACGTGGTTTGACCTGACCCTGAGCGTCCCGTCGTCCTCCCTACCCTTGATCAGGCGCCCCACGTGGCCCCGCGTCGCCATCAGGCATACCTCACAGTTGCTCTTGGTGTACGAGCCCACGCCGAAACACGGGGTCCCGTCCTTGTTCGTCTTGATCCACGAGAACCCCAGCGTCTTGTACTCGAACCCCCAGGCGGGGATCAGGTCCAGGGCTGTCTGGATAAGGGGGAACGTCGCCCACACGAAGAGGACCGAGTCCTCCTCCGCCAGGTCGCGCACCGGTATCGCGGCGAGCTCCTCGAGCGCCAGGCACGGGTACACGTTCTCAGCCCCGAACCCCATCTTCCTCCCGGACCGTTTCTTGTCACGATACTGCCAGGGAGGGTCCGCGTATACCACGTGGTACCTCTTGTCAGGCAGGCCTATCATCGGCATACCCACATGACGTTCTTGCAGGCCGCCACCGTCCGCTGGCACTCGTCGCCGTGGTCAGTCATGCCAGCAACCTCCTCAGCTCGTCGACGTTCTTCATGATCATGTCCTCGACGTGCCCGAGGAGCTTCCCGTTGAACCCGTGCTCACGGAGGAAGTCCGTGACACGCTTCCTACGTAGTAGCTTCGCCTCGTACGCGCCGGCCTCAGTCTCCGTCTCGAAGAAGCAGCCGTCGATCGTCTTCCACACGCGTGTTTCCTTAGGCATCAGGCCAGCAACCTCCTCAGTCTCATGAAGGCCTCCCCGACGTACTGGTGCGCGTCCAGCGGGTTCTCCCGCATGGCCTTGTCGAGCAGGTCACGGACCTCCCCGAGGTCTGCCGGTGTCGCCGTGACGGAGCCCATCTGCTTGGCGATCGTCTCGCGCATGGCGTGCTGGAACTCCCTCGTCAGCTTCTCCGTCAGGAGGTCGTACACCATCTCCGGCCTCTCGGCCATCATCCAGTCGCAGACCTCGACCCGCCCGTGCAGGTTGAGTTCCAGGTCCATGTCGATCCGTATCTGCTTCATCGGCACACCCACATGACGTTCTTGCAGGCGTCCGGGTACAGCGGCGCGAGGAACGTCGCCATGACGTCGTCGGAGTAGTACTCGCGGAGCTCCTCCCACGTCCGGCGGTGGGCCTTCTGCCTCTCCTCCGGGCCGTTGATCGCGTTCGCCAGCGACCGCACGTCCCCGAACGTCCCGAACCGCCTGACCACCTCGAACCCGGCCGAGTGGAGCGCGTGGTCGAGCCCCGCGCACGAGTACTCGTGGACGTGGTTCCGGGCCGACCGGCGCCCGTTGTTCAGCGGGGTCGACAGGAGGAGCAGCCCACCGCGCGACAGCTCGCGCAGCCCGGCCAGGTACCTCGCCCCCTGCTCCTCGCCCATGTGCTCGATCACCTCGAACGACGCGACCACGTCGAAGGTCCCGTAGTGGTCCAGGAGGATCCCCCACGACTCGACGATGTTGGTGCCGGGCCACAGGTCGTAGAGCTTGGTCCTCCGCTCGGGGAGCTTCTCGGACAGGTCGACGCCCACGTACTTCGTCGCCCTGATCCCCATGTTGCCGTGGACCTGGAGCACCCGCCCGAGGTTCCACTCGGGGCCGCACCCGGCGTCGAGCACGGTCTTCCCCTTGCACAGCCTGTGGGCGAAGCCCCACCGGAAGGCGTGGGCGAGGTAGTCCCTGTGCACCATGTGGGTGTCCCCGGTCAGGTACGTCGTGTCGAACTCGCGCGCCTCCCTCGGCGCGCCCTTGCCAGGCGTCCTACCCTTTGGCATCGTTCAGCCTCCGGCAGATCTCCTGCGGCGACAGGGCGACCCCGGCGCGGTTGCGGACTCGGTCCTCACCTGGGCGCACGTAGTACTGTGGCGGCCTCACCTCCGTGACGGTGTCCCCGAGCTCCATGGTGAGGCACGAGGTCTTGTCCGACAGCAGGCCGCTGCACAGGGTCCGGACGAAGCTCCCGCTGACCTGCGTCACGCACATCTTGGTCGGGTGGCGCGTGTGCCACTCGTCCCCGTCCCACTCCGGCGTGCCGTCGGTGACCCTGAGCCACCACGCGCCGCCGTGCCACGTCAACATCAGCTTCATCGATACCTCCTCTCCACTACCGTGAGCATCGCCCGGAGGACCCGGCCGGCGCGTTCCGACGCGCGCCTGGTCCTCACGAGCTCCACCAGCACCCAGATCCCGAGGGGTACCACCCCCAGGAACACTATGTCCGAGATCTCGTCGATCATCAGTCCTCCTCGAGGACCTCGCGGATGGCCTCGCAGCGGCTCCTGAGGACCTCGCACTCGGCCTCCAGCCTCGCGACCCTCAGGCCCTCCTGCGACCGCCTCAGCTCGGCGCACCTCGTCACCTGCTCGTCCGCGTGGGCCCTCAGCCTCTGGTTGTCGACCCCGGCCTTCCTCAGCTCGAGGTCCAGGGCGAACACCTTGTTGATGAGCTCCCCGATCCTCCGGTCACGGTCGCGGAGGTCGGCCTCCAGGTCCCCGCGCCTGCGCGCCGCGACCAGCGTGACCGCGACGGCCCAGGCGCCCAAGATCATGGCGGTTATGCCCAAGATCATGCCGTCCTCCTCGTCACCACGTACCCGTGCTCCTTCGTCAGGTAGTCGCAGGCACCGAGCACCTTGATCCCCGCCGCGCGAGGTGGCCTCGGGAGCACGACCTCCTTGCCCTCGACGCGGCAGCCGTTCTTCGTCACGCGCCTCAGGGCGCCGTCCAGCGTGTACCTCACCTTAGCCTCCGGTCAGCTTCGCGCGCAGGACCGCGTAGAAGTGGTCCGCGCGGTCCACGTCTCCCTTGAACAGCACCTGGTCGTCGTCCCCAGGCACGTGGTGCAGGACGGCCTCGCGCTCGAGGCGCCTGTCCCGCACGACCCTCGCCCCAGTCTCGAGGCACAACAGCTCGCAGTCGATCTCGATCCAGTGGTTCACTCTCTGCCCTCCAAGTTCTTGATGCGCGCGTGCATGTTGGCCACCGCGCGCTTCAACCTGAACATGTCGTTGACGTTGCCGGGCCGTCCGTAGCTCCGGTCTATCAGCTCCTCGAGCTCGAGGACCTTGTCCCGCATCCCGCACCTCCCGACGATCGCGAACGAGCAGAGCTGGTCCTTCACCTCGACGGGGAGGCCGGCCATCGCCCGCAGCTCCTTGACCTCCCTCTCGAGCTCCGCCACGCGGTCCTCCTGCACGTTGCGGGCCCTCCCGCGCTCCAGCCGAAGCGCCAGCCCGTGCGCGGTCACCGACCCCGACATCGTCGACAGGACGTAGACCATGACGAAGACCGGGAGGTCCGTCGTGGACATGTAGGACACGAGGGAGATCGACAGCACCAGCAGGCTGATGTATATGCCGTTGCTGAACACCGACGCGAGCATGTGGTACCCGAGCGAGCCCGAGTTCCGCCCGCGCGAGACGAACGTGTGGCTGAGGTTCTGCAGGAACCCCAGCACGGCCACCGGCCACAGGGCCGGCTCAAGGAGCACGAGCAGCCACGCTATGGCGTAGAGGATCATGGGGAGTCGCACGGTTCCACCTCCGTCTCGAGGACGTTCCTGTCGACCTCGCGCCAGCCCTTGTCGCCGCGCATCTCGAGGTACTCGCCCACCTTGTCGATCGACGGGGCGGTCACCGTGGTCTCGTGGACCACGATCGTCCTCCGCGTCACCTTGAACTTCTGCATCTTCACCTCCTCGGGCGTCACCGCCCTCCGGAGCCCGCACCCTCCCGCGAGGAGCAGCGCGAGCAGTAACACCTTGCGCACGTTACCTCCTTTGATAGTACCATGTCGACGGCGGCCTGCGAACCCCTGAACTCAGGGTAGTCCAGGGGCCGCATCCGCTCCCGCTCCTCCCTCCGCGCCCGTTCGTGGGCTCGCAGTGGGTCCATCAGGGACCGTCCGTGACGATGTCGTACAGCCGTATGATCACGCCCTCGAGCTGCTCGCCCTTGGCGTTGGCCTCGTCGATCTCGTCCTCGAGGACCTGCCGGCGGGCCGTGTCGGACAGCCCACGCGACCGCTTCTCCTCCGTCGCGTGGAGGGCGGTGGAGCAGTGGTCGAAGTACTCGGCCATGAGCTCGACGACGTACTTGGCGAGCGCTCCCCTGATCCCTCCGGTCTCCGTCAGCCTCTTGAAGTCTACGCTCATCATCAGTCTCCTGACCAGTTGGTGTACCGGGTCCTCTTGAGCTTGGCCTCGACCACCCGGCTGATCTCCGGCCACCGGTCCCCGAGGCCGGCGCGGATCGCCGCCGCCCGGGTCCCGAGCCTGAACATGTTCCTCTCGACGGACGACACCGCGTAGGGGAAGGCCGGCCCCTCCCCGAGGTCGTCGAGGAAGACCTCGAGCGGCATGGGGTCTGAGTTCGCCTCGACCCCGTACATCTCGGCGACTTCCTGGTCCGTCATGACACCTCCCGCAGCCTCTCGGCCATGTAGTGCTTGGCCTCGTGGAAGGTGTAGGGCCGGCTCATGCGCGGCCCCACACCCCCTATGTTGAAGCGGTAGAGCAGGCGGAACCGCCACGGGTTGTGGGGTACGACCTCTATCCGCACGGTGCCGTCCGCCCTGTTGAGCCGCGAGGCCAGGACCCTCAGGACCGCGGCCTGCGACTTACTCCTCGTCTCCATCTGTCGCCCTCGGGTTGGGGACCACCTCGAGGTGGTCCGGGTTGCAGCAGACGCCGCACGAGCACAGGTGGCGCACGTCCTCGTCGGGGGTGACGATCCTCCCCGTGAAGTAGAACATGGCCACGCGGTGCGCGTACACCGACCTGCTGTGGCGCTCGCCCGCCCGCACGATCGCGAACGTGCCGGCGCCTCTCGAGTTCACGGCTCCTGTCCATCGCCAGCACGACCCGACGTCGCGCACGACGACTCTCTCGAGGAACCTGTCCATGTGGGACCTAAGATCCCACTCCGTCAGCTTGATGTTTCGCACGGGTCAACTCCTTGTGCGTGCGCAACGCCAGGCAGAGCATGTCCTCGACGCGACCCGACCCCGTGCGACGGTAGAGGGCACGCAGCGTCCTGATGTTGCTGTGCAAGATCCGTAGTTTCCACTCGACACTCATCGACACCTCCTCAGGTGACCTACCAGTCTCCGCGCGACCCGATCCCACGGGCCGTCTGCCTCCGCGAGGTCGTGCGCCTCCTGGTCGAAGGCGAGCCAGTCGTAACCTGCTCGCGCCGCGACGGCCAGGACGCGCCAGTACCTCACCCGTCTCCGCGCCCCACCGTGCGTGGGGTACCCCTCGAACCACCCCGCGGTCGTGTGGACCGCGACGTGGAAGTGCTTGCTCCGCGTCTCGACGTAGATGTCCCCTCTGACCCTCCGTATGATCTCAGTGAGACTCACGGCTTCGCCCTCCTGCGGCTGTTGAACACGTAGTCCACGACCCCCACCCACACCAAGATCAGCAGCAGTATCCCAACCTCGCACATCAGACTGACCCCCTGTGTACGAGGGTGACGTGCGCGGCGACCACCTTCGCGGGTGTCTTAGGACCGTACTCCTTCACGAGTACCAAGGACTCGTCCTCGTCGTCCCACTGGTTCAGGTAGACGTACCCCTCGAGGTCCACCTGCACGCTGAGCCCCCTCGTGAGGTCGACGCCCGCGTCCGTCACGTCCGCGTGGTCGTAGTAGTCCATGATCTCGAGGCCCTGGTCCTCGTACTTCCTGAGCTCGTCCAGAACGTCCTTGAACCTACTCATGACCTCTTCTCCCAGCCGCACCGCGGCTCGTGACCGTACTGCGTACAGAGGCACGTGCACCCGCGCACGCGCGTGAAGCCCATGGCCTGCGCCTCACCGTCGAAGGCCTCAAGCCACCCGTCGTCATCTATGACGTCCGAGAGGAAGTCCACTATGCGGGCCTCCTCGTCCACCGTCATGGGCCTACTCATCTTCCTCTTCCTCCTCGTAGGTGCGCCTGTCGTGCTCCTTGACGTACTCCGTGACCTCGGTCGCCTCGTCCCCGAGGTCTGGGTCAGTCGTCACGCACTCCCGCAGGAAGTCCTTCAGGTACGTCCCGCAGTTAGGGTTCCAGTTGTCGCGCGTGAGGTTCTGGTTGATCGCGTCCTCGATCTGCTCCCCCACGCAGTCCCCGTAACTGGCGAACTTACGGCACAGGTAGACTATGTCACTCAATGTCATGATAGCCCCTCGCTCTCAGCGAACTCGAACAGCATCTCCTCGAGCTTGTGCAGCCCGTGGTCCTCAGAACCGTACTCGCAGTTCCCTATGTGCAGCCAGAAGAACCCCTCGTGCTCGTAGATGTACAGGGTCCCGTCGAGGTAGGTGAACCCCCTGTCGTTGGGCTCGCCCGTCAGGTCCTCGAGGTCGTCGCTCCACCGCCGCGTCTTCCTGAACTCCTTGATAGTCACGGGGCACCTCACTTGCTGAGACAACCAACGAAGCCGCCCTTACCCGCCGCTTCCGCGCTCACGCGATCCACGTACGACCCCACCTTGCAGGCCGCCCAGATGCTCAGCGCGACGAGTACCACACAGACGATTGCTCTTCCCTTGCGCATGGTGACCTCCTTTTTTGTTGCACCCTCTATTAAGATACTACCCCGCCCGCGTGGTACGTCCAGTACTTTTTTCAAAAAAGCTGTGGTTTCCCCCAACTCACGTCCACGCAACGACTTACGCGTAGGCCTCCTCCGCCCGCTTATCCCACTCAAGGCAGTTCCTGACGAGGGCTATGGGGAAGACGTACTGCCGCCCACTCAGGTCCTCGCAGATGACGGGCCGCTTGCGGGCGCGGGGCTTGAACCCCACGATCCTGTACCGTCGCCCGTTCTGCGAGAACGTCTTGTCGAGGGCGTCAGCCCCTAGCTTGTGCATCCAGTCCCCCTCCACGAAGGCGCGCCTCTCGGGGGTGAGGGCCTCCCCCTCCTCCGTCTTCTCCGCGATCTGGATCTTGACGGTGTACGACGTCTTGTCGTAGCTCCCTCCCTTCTCGTCCACCTGGTACTCGTCCCCGAGGGCCTCGCGCACGAGGGCCTCCACCTTCGCGGCCAGCTCACGACACGTCTTGCGGTCCATCTGGTACCTCCTACTTCACCTCTACTACCTTGGTACACTGCACCCTAGACCCCGTCAGCCCCTCCGCGGCCGCCGCGGCCTCACTCTCGTTCTCCCTGCTTAGCTTCATGATCGTGACGGTCGTCCCGTCCCGCATCCTGAACTCGAAGATCACGTACGGGGGTCTGAGCCTCATGGTGCCTCCTACAGCGCCGTGTTCCACATGTCCTCGAGGCCCGCCGCGTCAACGTAGTGGACGACGAGCGTCGCCCCGTGGTCACTGACGCGGACCTTCCACCCAGCGCGGGGCTTACCTCCCGCGCTACGTAACAACCTCTTGACCCTCCGCGCGATAGCCGCCAGCTCCTTGTCGCTGTAGTCACTCATACCTCTTCACCTCCTAGGTCACTCAGCTCACGTCTCTCCGCCCGCATGGCCTTCCGCACGAGGGCCTCGAAGTCATGGTCCACGGCCATCGCCCACACGATCGCGCGGAGCTGGTCAGGGGTCACGTCCTCCCCTACCCACTCCGCGAGCTTCTCGACCATGACCTCGATCTCGAACTTCGTCAGGTCCTCACTCGCGTCGATCAGGGCCCTCAGGTTGAACTTAGCCATAGGATCCTCCTAGTCGAACTTCTTGCTACGGAAAGCGACGGCCTCGTCGCGGGTACGAAAGGCGGGAGACAGCGACCGACCGCACGCGCGGTCTACGACGAACCACACCGTGTCCGCTGCACGCTTCCCAGGTATCGACATCAGCATGGTCTCGCTCTTCTTCATCGCAGCCTCCCGTGTTGCGCGTCTATTAGATTATCAAGTGCTGCCAATGATCCGTCCAGTACTTTTTTCAAAAAAGCTGCGGTTTTTCCTAAATAAAAAAACCAGGCCAGCTTACGCTGACCTGGTCTCTCGTCTGCGGGCGGTCCGGGGCCTACTGGGCGTCCACTATACTACATACCTCCTCCCGTACGGCCTCAGGGTCTGACCAGTCCAGGGCGTCGAGGGCCTTCCTGAGGTCGAGGGCCTCCCTCTGGAGCCTCCGCCGCCCCACGCACCGCAGCGTGGGCAGGTGGGTGAGGACGAAGCCCTTCCCGTCGAGGGAGCGGTGGACGGCCAGGCAGGACTTGCTCCTCACCGTCGTCGCCTTTACCTCGACCCCGGGGGCCAGCCTCAGGACCTCGCGCGCCACGTCACTCCTCCCTCTTGATGAAGTCGTACACTGGGATCTCCCCCGTCAGGAGATGGCCGGGGATCCAGTCCTTTACCCCGAGGGCCCGCCGCGCCTCCAAGGCGATCCACCTGCCCACGGGTGGCATGACGGCCTGGGCCACCTGCCTGTACCTCTTGTCCGCGGTCCCGAGGAAGGCATAGCCCCGCGGGTACCCGCACAGGGCGGCGGACTCCCCGATGGTGATGAACCTGTGCTCGGCGGGGTGGTACAGGACCGCGCCCCCGGTGAGGGCGTTGGAGGGCTTGTCCCACGCGAGGCGCCGGCGGAGGAAGCCGGGCCGGCCGCGGTACCTCCCCGTCTCCGGGTCGCGGAGCGACTCGCCGTAGATCTCCATGTAGACGTCCTTCAGCCTCACCCCCTCACCGGACCGCTCGAGGCACTCCTGCTCGATGCCCCATGTCTTCCGGCGCGTGGGGTCCGGGTCCTCCCCGAGGCGCTCGAGGGCCTCGCGGACGGTCCGTGGCCCGTCGCCTGGCTCCGGCCTGTGCGGGGTGAACCCGAGCCTGTGGAATACGAAGAACGCGCGCTTCCTGTGCTGGGGCACTCCGCAGTCATAGCCGTCGTGGAGGACGACGGTGCAGGCGTACCCGAGGATCCTGAGGTTCTCGGCGCACTGCTCCACGAACTCGCGACCCTTGGTCCAGCACCTGGTGACTGACTCGACGACGGCGATCGGCGGGAGGGTGAGGCAGATCGCCCTTATCACCTTGAGCCAGCAGCCGACCCGCTCGTCGTTGAGGTCTACCCCGCGCTCGAACTCCCTCTTGTACATCATCTTCGACCCGGCCGACGACCACGGGGCGCAGGGCGGGTTGGCGTAGAGGAAGTCTACCTGGCCCTTCAGGTCCTCGAGCGGCCACGCGTCGGGGTTCTTGTGGATCTCGATCCCAGGGTGGTTCAGCGCGGCGGTGTCAGTCCCATAGTTCCCGTCCTCGAGGTGCGCCACCACGTCGAAGTGGTACTTGACTCCCTGGGTAAAACCTCCGGCGAAGACGTAGCATCCGACAGCTCTCATCAGTAGGCCTCCTCTGTGTCCTCGACGACGTCGATCGTCGTCACGTCTGGCCACTCGTACGGTCCTCCGAACTTCCTGTCGAAGTGGGCGCGGCACTCGTCGAGCGGCGGTAACCTGTACCAGTAGTCCAGCTCCTTCACGTACTTCTCACCGTCTATCCTGTACGCCTCGTGGGATCGCCGCACGCGGGCGCGGTCGAGCTTCGGCAGGGCCTTGGCCAGGAACATGCCGACCACGGTGGCGATCGCCTTGGTCTGCCTGTGAACGTCGCTGAACTGGTAGTAGTCCCACTGCAGGTGGCTGGCCGGTACCTTCTTCGGCCACGTCTCGCCCTCGGCGATGCAGCCGCGGCACAGGACGTCGAACCACCACTGCGGCGCCCCTTCCATGGTGCAGATCTTCTGCTTCCTCAGGGCCTCCGACCACGGGATGTCCCGCACGTCGTAGCCGGACAGGTCATAGTCCTGCAGGAACCTCAGGAGCGCCCCGTACCCTCCCTCCTCCAGTTGGGTCGCGATAGCCCCGAAGTACCTCGCGTCACGCTGGTGCTCGACCCCCATCTCGAGGACGAAGAAGCGACGGTCGCCGTGCTCGACGGGGACGACCCACTGCTCGTTGGAGGCCATTATGATGTGCAGGCAGTTCTGGGAAGGCACCGCGTCTATGCCCTTCTTCTCGATCGTGAGCGTGGGCTCGGTGATCCGTCCCTTGAGCCTCGACACCGCGGCCGTGTCCCTCGAGCTGAAGGCCTCGTCGGCGAAGAGCACGATGCAGTCCTGGAGGTGGGCGTTGAAGGAGCCCAACAGGTGCTTCGAGTCGGTGATCGGGACGAAGTGCCTCCCGAACAGGGCCCCGAAGTGCGTGGCGAAGAAGCTCTTCCCGGTGCCGGGGTCTCCCTGGAGGACGACGGCGGTCTGCGCCGGCTCGCCAGGGACCTGTACTGCTCGGGCCATCCACCCGACCAGGTACCTGTAGTGGTCGGCGTTGCCCTGGCACAGGTTGTCGCGGACGTGGTCGAGGAAGAGGTCACACCTCCCCTCCGTCGGCTCGTAGGCGAACCCCTTGAACAGGTTGTAGTACTCTGGCGGGGTCTCGCGCCCGGGCGCGAACACCACCGACTCGTACTGCCGCCTCTTCTCCTGGACCCACCACCACCGCGCCCGCGGCAGGTACTTGGTGTCCTTCCCGTCGCCGACCTTGACCGGCGGGAGCTGCGCCGTGGCGTCGAAGAAGTGGTTCTTGCTCTGCATGGCGACCTCGGTGCGGTCGAGCTCGAAGTTGTGCCTCTCGTACATCACGAGGCACTTGCCCCCGTAGTTGCTGATGACCGCGTAGCGCTCGTTCATCTCGGCGAGGTCCGGGTCCTCCGCGTACTCGTGGGCTCTCTCTATATGGCGGACGGCGCACCGGCGGGGGTCGTTCTGCGCGAGGACGTGCTCGGAGATCTCGAACATGGGGTTGCTGAGTATCCCGTACACCATCGCGTCCGGGACCCCGCGGCGGACGAGCTCGCAGGCGACGTACCACACGGCCTCGGACCTCGAGGAGTGCTCCGGCCCGGGACCGTTCACGATCACGTCGAGACATTTCTCCGGGATCCTGTGCTCCGCGAGGTCGTCGAGGTCGACGGTCGGGACGTCGTCCGGGACGTCGACGACGTGGGACCCCTCGACCTGCGGCCGCGAGTCCGCCTTCACGAAGTCCGTGACGTCGTAGGCGCGGTCGTCCTCCCAGAACTGCACCTCGGCGAGCTGCGGCTTCTGCCCGCGCTTCCGCTTCTTCTCGTTCGGCCAGTTGACCGTCCCCGGCGCGCGGAACACCCGGCACAGGTCCCAGCAGTTGTCACCGTCGAGCAGCGCGGCGAGAGCCCTGTTGTACCCCTTCAGGTCGTCGATCATCCCCTTGGAGCCGTCGAGGCAGACCGGGTCCTCGAGGCGCCAGTACGCCTGGAACCCTCCGCCGGAGAAGACCACCAGGGTTGGCGGCTTGACCTGCCGCGGGAAGCCCCGCGTGAGGAGGTCCGAGATCCTGTCGAAGGCCTCCTTGGCGGTCTCCCCCTTCCACGGGTCGATGTCGACCTGGAACCACTCCACCCTCGTGATGTCAACGTCCTTCGGCTTCTTCCGCTTGTCCGTCGGATTGATCTGGAAGTAGATCTGGTGGGGGTTCTGCTCCGAGTTCATGACGGCGGCCCACGCCGACGCCTCCTTGACGTCGTCGAAGACCTTGCACAGCATCGCCCCCTTCTCGTCGAGGGACCTCGCATAGATCATCCACGGTCCGCCGGGCCTGAACCTGGCCAGGAACCGCTCGAACATCGAGGCGTTGAAGTTCATAGGTTATGTCCCATGTTGGTCAAGAACTCGACGAGGCCCTCACCGTCGAACTTGCCGGAGCACAGCCAGACAGACCGCTCCATCAGCTGGTCGCGGTCCAGCTCACCCACACTGAGAGCGGCGACGATCCCGTCCAGGAGGACCCAGTCGTTCTCCACCTTGATCAGGAGGTGCGCGAGGCCGCCGGCCTTTGTCCTCTTCGCCAGCCACGCGCGCTGACCCGGGGTGAAGTGCTCGATCCTCAGCGGCCCTCCGCGCTTGGGCCAGGCCTCGATCGACTTGAGCTCGATCCACCCGTACTTGTGGTTCACGTCCGGGGTGCCGGCGCCGACCCCGTTCTCGACGCTCACCGCGTCGAGGGGTCGCAGGGCCCTCACCACCCTCTTACGCATGCCCTTCTCGAGGCTCATACCGTCACGCACCTACAGTTGGTCGTCGGCATCGGCGGGTACCACGCGAGCGTGATCGGGAAGACCCCTCGGCCCGGGCCCTTGCAGAGCTGTAGACTGATGTCCCAGTCAGACCAGTTGGCCGACGGGACCCACCGCGCCCACGTGTGCTCGATCTTGAATGTCTCGTCAATGTCGATCCCGTTGTCCCCGCAGAGGATCCGCGCGACGTCGAGTGACACGTGGCCCTTGATCGCCTCGAACTGCGGGTCGCCGTAGAGGAAGATGTACTCAGGCTCGCTCATCTCGCTCGAACCTCTCTCCACCGCAAGGCGGGTTGCTCCTTCGCCCCATCGTCGACGCGTGTGACAGGTCGCACCAGTCGCTGATCCAGTCGAGGTGGCGGCAGTCATCACAGCTCACTCCCGGGGCGCGGAAGATCCTGTCGAAGTTGTCGCGGTATCGCTCGTTGTCCTCCGGCCGGCGCCACGACCCCTTCCCGGCCACGTACCTCTTGTCCCAGTCAGGCCTCGGCATCGCTGTTCTCCTCTAGCCATTCCTCCCCGTGGCACGCGGCCGCGTGGGCCTCGTTCACCACGTGGAAGTTCTCGTCGTCCACGGTGGTCCTGTAGTGAAGCGCGCGCAGCGCGTCGACGAGTCTCCTGATCACTTCCTCGGCGGTCATTCACCTGTCTCCCACTCGCCTGGCTCAAGCCAGCGGTCCTCGTAATCGTTGCAGCTCAGGCCCTTCCCAAGCGTGCACCTCTCGCCGTCCCAGTGGAGGCATCCGTAGCACAGTTTATATTCTACGGGCTGGTCGTCCACCTGCGAACCTCCTTTTTATGCCATGGACTCGCCCCACGACGGGCCGAGCTCCACGTCGACCTTCGAGGGCACCCTCATCTTGACGGCCTCACACATGATCCTGGCCACGTCCTCGGCCTGCTCGCGCCCGGTCACCGACAGCGTCAGCTCGTCGTGTATCAGGAGCTGGAGCTCATGGCCGGCCTCCTCGCAGTCTATCATGGCCTGCTTGGTCTGGTCCGCCGAGCTCCCCTGGATCAGGCGGTTCAGGGCCTTGTGCGTAAAGTCATAGACCTTACGGCCGTTAACGCTCCTGATCCGATCCATAGGGAAATGGCAGCGCCGGCCGAGGATCGTCCTGATGTACCCGCGCTTCTCGGCGGCGCGCCGCAGGTTGTCGGCGAGCCTCCGGACGAAGGGCACCATCGCGTCGAACTTGTCGATGATCGCCTGCCCCTCAGGGCCGGCCACCGTGATCATCTTGCCCTGCCGCTTGCTGAAGACCTCCCGCGTGGGCAGCCCGAGGTCGGCGCAGAGCTTCCCGCCGCCCATGCCGTAGCACAGGCCGAGGAAGATCGTCTTCGCGCCCTTGCGATAGAAGCCGCAGCCCGCGCACGCCTCGCAGCCCGCGCCGTCACACTTCTTGCACTTGGTCCCGATCGCCCGCGCCGTCTCGGCGTGGAGGTCCGTGTCGTTGTCCTCGTAGAACTTCGCCGCCAGCTCGGCCGCGCCCGGGAGCCCGTCCACGACGGCGTAGTGGACCGTCATCCTCGGCTCCTGGCTGGAGAAGTCCGCCGAGCACCAGGTCTTTCCCTCGTCCGGGAGGAAGATCGCCCGCCACCGCGGACCCCACACCGGGTCCCTGGCGTGCTGCTGCTGCATGTTCGGCTGGCTCGAGGCCGACCTCCCGAAGGCGACCCCCTCTGACTCCCCGCCGCCGCCGAGCTTCTCCCCCTTCAGCTGCCTGATCAGGGAGTGGATCCCCCCGCCGGTCAGGCGGTCCCAGATCGACGGGCAGTCCGTCCGCCAGAACTTCTGCATCTTCTTGGCCTCGGCGAAGTCCCGGGCCAGCGGGTGATCGATCTCGGCGATGGTGTCCTGGTCGAAGCAGGGCTGCCCGCTCTTGGCGGTCACCGGGAGCTGGATCCCGATCGCCCGGAAGATCCTGTCCACCGACTTGGCCCGCCTCAGGTCGTCCGACCCGACCGCGAAGCCCACGCGCGCGGCGATCCTCCCGCGGGCCTCCTCCTCGAGGGCCTTCGTGGCGTCGTGTATCTCGGTGAGCCTGGAGGTGTCTATCCTCACGCCTCGGCGCCTCATCTTGACCAGGACGGGGAGGAGGCGGGACTCCATGTCCCAGATCCCCTCGAGCTCCTGGGCCGCCAGAGCCCGTTCCTGGCGCCTCAGGAGGGCCAGGGGCAGGGTGACGTCCATGATCGCGTACTCGGCCACGTGGCGGGCCGGCAGCTTCCACATCTCGGCCTTGGGGTCGAGGCCCCACCTGCAGGCCACCCGGCGGAGGTGGGCCTCAGACTTCCCGGGGAACCCGTGGCGCCTCGAGACGTCCTCCAGGGAGTACCCGAGCTGGAGCTCGTCGATCAGGGGCTCGGCCAGGAGGACGTCCCGGAACCACGCCGCCTGACCCCACCAGACGCCGTTCTGCGCCATGTAGTCCAGGTCGTACGACAGGTTGGCCCCGACGACGTCGCCCCGGAAGACGGCGGCCTGGTCGCGCAGGTAGGCCCAGACGCCGGCCTCGTCCATGTTGCCACCTCCCTGGTGCCTCGTGGGGAGGTAGAAAGAGGGACCTCCCTCTATGGCGAAGGAGATCCCGACCACGTACCCGTCCCTCCGGACCCCGGGGCCGAGCTTCTTGAGCCGTGGGTCCCTGGTCTCGAGGTCGATCGCCACCCTCCGGGCCTCCGCCCACGACGGGAGCTCCTCCCAGGAGGGGGCCTCCCAGCTCGAGGCCACGTCGAACAGCGGCCGCTGGACGAAGGTCACCGCCTCGTCTCCTCGGTCGCGCTGTCCACGGTCGCGTTCCCGTCGGCGTCGACCTTGACTCTCTCGCGGTACCGCCGACGCTGCTCCTCGAAGTGCTCGCGGACCCAGCTGATGTCGTAGGACCTCTTGAGCTTGTCCCGCGAGAACCACATGGCGAAGAGGAGGCAGCAGACGACGTGCGCCGCGAGTGGCATCTTCGACCCGTCCGGCCCGTCGTCGACTATCTCGTGCAGCTCCTTCCCCTCCTGGAGGCCGACCCACAGGTCTGCCATGTGGCGCTGGGCTGACTCGAGGTACCGCGCCTGCGCGTCCTGGAGTCGCTTCCAGTTGTCGGTCTCGTACTTCTGCTCCCCGAACATGAGCACCCACACCGGCTGGACGAGGGCCTCCCACGGGAGCAGGCCGAACTTCGGCTTGCCTAGGTCGAACTTGATCCCCGGGTCACTCACTCTGGTACCTCCTCGCATCGCTTCCACTCGTATCGCTTGTAGAACCGCCGGCACGCCGCCGGCAGGGACTTCCAGTTCTCGGAGAACCACAGCTCGAGCTCGTCGACCATGGCCCCCACGTGGTCGTTCCCCATGTTCAGCTGGTCGTGGCACCACAGCCACAGCTCGATCTTGTCCAGCGCCTTCACCCAGCGCCTCTCGGCGTCCGACAGCTCGACCTCATACCCGCAGACCTCGTCGACGAGGGCGCCGGCGTTCCTGAACGCCTGCTTGAAGTCCGGGTCGATCCTCGCCACCATGCCCGGTACGTCCCCGGTGTATCGCTCACCGAGGTCGTGCATCAGCACGGCCCTGAACAGGGCCTTCGTGGGCTTCGGGTGGAGCGTCTCGAGGAGGACGAGCATGTCGAAGGTGTGCTTGCCCACCGAGTACTGGTCATAGTGCGGGACGACGTGGCACCGCTGGACGTTGCCTCCCTCACGCATCAGCCGGGCCTTCGTCACCTTTGCTTCGATGCCCACTTGGCGGCTCTCCTGTTCAGCCACTGCTCTCCGGCCATCGCCCAGTCGTGGTCTAACTTGGCGAGCAACTTGATCCCGTCGTCGTACCTGGCCGGGGCCTCGGCCCCCTTGAAGATCTCCCAGGCCCTGAGCATCGGGATCGCCACCTTCCTGAAGAACGGGTCCCTGTATCCGATAGCCCTCGTGCCCTCGTCCATGAACATCTTGAGGTCCTGGTGCCACGTCCCGATGTCACCGCTGACGAGCGGGAACGGGAGGACGACGCCGGTCTCGTACGGGGAGGGCTCGCCCGTCTTCCACATGAGGTCGCTGACCCTGGCGAGGGTGTCAACGTACCCGTGCCAGTTCACGGAGACCTGGTAGTAGGTGCCAACCTCGCGGCCGATCATGGCGGCCACGTACTCGAGGAGCATCCCGAAGGTGACCGCGTCGGACCCGTAGCAGCCCCAGACGATGTCGTTGGACCTGCAGAAGACCGACAGGTCGAGGCGGTCGTCGTGACCCACCTGGAACGTCATGATCATGTTGCACGGGACGTCCTTGGTCATGTGGTTGCTGAGGTCGTCCGTCACCGACCAGGTCTGGAGTACCTGGCGACGACAGTCAGGGTTGGCCACCAGGCCGCTGGCGATCTCGACCAGCTGGTCGATCTTCCAGTGCCACCGCCACCTGCGGCCGTAGGCGCCGTGGTACGTCTTGCCGTCGTCGCTCGCGACCTTGGCTATGTTGCTGTTGAACCGCGCCAGCCAGGCCACGTCCTCACGGCCGGCCAGCATCCACAGGGCCTCGAAGAGGTGGAAGAACGGGTTGGCGTCGCGCTCCTCCCAGAATATGACCTTCTCGCTCGGCCTCTCGTACACGGTCGTCACCGGGCACTTCGACACGAGGACCTCGCCGGCGCGGCTGTCCCTCCTTCCCCCGTGCCCGTTCAGCTCGAGCACGGCGAAGGGGAGCGCCTGGTGGACGTTCCTCACCCTCAGTACTTTCATCGCCCCTCCTAGAGTTCGATCTTCTCCTCCCGCCCGTTGCGGTGGTGGAGGCGACACTCCGCCCCCTCCACCACCACGGACGACACAACGACGTCGTAGAACCTAAGGGCCCTCACGATCAGCTCGTCCGGCGTGAGGGTCTTGAGTTTCTTGTGCAGGTACACGGCCCTGGCGTACGCCTCTACCGGTACCTCGATCTTGGGCGGACCCGGGTCAGGTCGTGGTCTTGCCATTCTTGATCCGGTTCTGGACCCGCCTGAACACGATGTAGCCGTTCTGCAGTACGAGCAGCGCCGAGAGGACGATCTGCCCCCACGGGGGACCGAAGACACCGTCTATGAACGGGGCCACCGCCTCACCTCCCTGCTCGGCCGGCGAGGGGCCAGGCAGGTCGTTGCCCTGCGAGTCGACCCCAGCCCAGTGGTCGAGGCCCGCGCAGCCCACGATCACGACCAGCACCGCGACGAGACCGAACCAGATCAGCCGGTTCCGAAGGTCACTTCTCATGTCTCGAGTCTCCTTACACGTAGATGTGGATCCGACCGTCTCGACCCTCGCGGAGCCCGAACCCACTTGACCTCGCGAGGTACCAGATATTCTGGACCGTGTTCTTGTAGTCCCAGCCGGTCTCCTCCATGCACTCCTCTAGCGTCGCCCCTCTCGTGAGGGCGGCGACCAGGCGCCCGCGCTTGCTCTTCGCGTGTATCCCTGACTGCTTGTGCGACGGCTTGTGGTTGAACCGCCTCCGTCGCTTGGGCTTGCCCTGGTGCTTGAGCCTGACCTTCGGCGCGCCCATGCGCCGGTGCCAGAGTTTCTTCACCGTGGTGTACGCCTCGAGACTGGACTTGAACCCCTCGACAGGGGGCTCGTCGGGGCGCTTGATCTGGTTGTGGAGGTCGACGAGCTGCTCGACCTTGAGGGTCTGCAGGTCCTCGTACCTCACCACGCCGAGGGTCACGCTCTCGAAAGTGTCACTCATACGCTACCTCCTTGGTCCTATTGTACCACGAACTGCTGCCTTTGCGAACCCCCTCCGTAGGAAGGACCCCCGGGCCCGGAGGCCCGGGGGCGTGTTGAAAGGGTGCAAGGATAGGAGGTGGTAGGCTCAGTAGTTCTCACTGACCGGTTCGTCGACCTCGAGGGAGGCGTTCTGTAGTGACTCCTCCGCGGCGCGTGCCTTACCGGACTTGACCAGCTCCCCGAAGCCCATGGCGGCGATGAAGCGCTCGTCGTCTGGCCGCAGGAGGCTCTCCTTGATGCTGCCGTTGGCCGGCGTCAGCGTGTAGTTGTAGAACTCGAGGCCGGCCTTGTTCTTGTCGTCAGCGACGCCGATCTTGACGAGGTGGGCGAACCGCGGCGGGCGCACCTTCGTCCCGTCGGGACCGGGGACCTTGAACATGGTGACGCAGGTGTTCCACTTGCGGTACACCTTGATCTTGCTGGACGAGAACGACACGACGATGGGCTGGACCTCCTCGCCCGGGACGCACAGGGCGCCGTAGACGTAGTACGTCTCGACGAGGTCGTTCTTCCCGACCACGAGCTTCCCGAAGTCGAGGTCGTTCTCCTTCGCGTACGCCTTCGCCTGCGCGACGACCGGGTCGTCAGGCTGGTAGCGGTCGACGAAGCCGCCGCCCTTGTTGTGGGGTACCCACTCGACGTAGCACTTCTCCACGTACGCGGGAACGAAGAGGACCTCCTCCCCGTAGTTCTCCTGCGTGACCGTGTTGAAGAGGGTGCGGGTCTCGTGGTCCCCGCTCTTCACGGGCTTGGAGTCGTCCTGCAGAAGCGCGAGGAACGGTATCTGGAGGTCCTCGCCCGTCTGGTTCTCGAAGCCGGCGTCCTCGTGCTGCGCGTAGTCATACTGCGCGAGCTCCTTGGACTCCGCCTTCACCAACGCTTTGCTCTTCTTGGCCATGTGGCCTCCTTCTGTTCGGCCGAGCTCTTTTTGTCGTCCCCCGGCACCAGGACGTCAGGCCAGCGGCCCAGTCCCACCACGAGAAGCAGGTGGCTCTACTTTCTCTTGATCTT